GTTTTTATACTAATATTAATGCAAGGGATGCGAATGGTGCTGTTATTAATTATTATGGTTCTTTGATACAATCTAAAAACACAGCAACTGATAATTGGAGCTTTCAGCGTATGAATGGGCCTATGAGGTTTATTGGATGTTCTTTTGATGGAGCAATGGGTGGTAGATTTTATCACGAAGCAACAGAGTGGGTTTCTTGTAGAATGTCAGGTAATGACAATGAAATACCTGCTTGGTCATTAGGTAATACATTTACAAGGGATATATCTAACATCATTTTCTATCAAAATCTTGTTGTTATGAAAAACTTTGAGACTTTTAGAGGAACATTTAAAGATACAGTATTTACAGATAGTAATACTACTATATTTTTTCAAGCTGGTACAGGGGTTGTAAGTTTTGTTGATTGTACTACTATTGTAGCTACTTCTAATTTTCAACATCAATTTAAATCAGTAAATTATATAACCACAGATAGTGATGGTGTAGTTTTACCTAATGTAGTTGTTAGAGTTAATAATAAAGATGATTTAACACAAAGTACTATTAGAACAAGTAACGTATCAGGTGTAGTAAGTGAGATATTAGCTAATTTTGCAATAGGTACAACTAATTTTGCACCATTTAGAATTAGACTAAGAAAATATGGTTTCATTTGGTTATCATTAAACTCAACTATATCAAGTCCTATAAGACAATCAATAGCATTTAATACAGACCCATTTATAACACAAACAGAATCAGTAGCATCAGGACATACAGGTATAACTATTGTAGATAATACTACTCCTGTAGTTTGGAATGGTAAAGACTTTGGAATAACTGTTATAGGAAATTTAACTACAAATCCAAATTTAACTATTGATGATATTAAACACTATTTAAATTATGTTCTTTCACAAAACTCTACTATTGGTGGAAAATCATCTGGTTTATTATATCATAACCTTTTTCCAACATCTGGTTTTGAAACACAGAGAGGAAGTTATGGTACTGTAAATAAAGGTGTAAGGGTTATTGATGAAAATGGTAATCCTTTTAATGGTGTTGTTAGAATGCAATCAGACGATGGTACTTTTTATGTGACACCAATTACAAATACAGCTACGATTAGTAATATAGTACCAAATTCTCGATTGAGAATCTTTAATGTTACTACTGATACTGAAACTTTTAATGGTATTGTAACAGGTAATAATTATACAGAAAATTATACAGAAGGTTCTAATTATACTAATGGCGATTCGTTGCAAATAAGATTAACTTACCAATCAGGTGTAACTGCACAATTAGGATTTCAACAAAATGTTTCGGTAGGTTCAATTGGGTGGTCAACTGTTGTAGAGCAAGAAGATGATTTAGTGTATATAACATATGGTATTGATGGTGCAACAGTTACTAAATTTGAAATCGACATACCTAATTCAGATTTTGATCTTAATATTGTAGCTAACTTTAGTGGTGCAGAACTTTATGCTTGGTACTCTAATATGTTAACTACAGAAGATGGAATTAGAAGTTTCTTTAATGCAATTACACCTATTGATGCAGCAAACCTAAGATTAAACAATACATTAGTAGATGTTAGATTAGATAATCAAACTTCTTCAAACGTATTCCAAAATGATAATATAAGAATTTTTAGAGCAGATGGAACATACCCAGTTATAAACCCAACATCTGGAGGTGGTGGTATTGATATAAACTGGAGAAATGTTGTATTTACTATTGAAACGGGAACGTCAGGTCTAACTACAGAAGAAGCATTACAACTATCAAGTATTAAACCAGACTTAACTATAATTAACAATGGTGTAAAAAGAACAAGCTTGTTAATACCATATAATGATGATTTAACATAATATAAAATTAATAGGTATTTATAAATATGAGCACAACATTTAGAAACAACTTCATTTTTGTAAAACAACATTCCACTCTTCCAGAGGTTAAATTTTCTATTACTCAAAGAATGAGAGAAAAATATGATATTACTGACGAGATGATGGAGAATGTTGCAGTCACCTTTTCAATGAGGGATTCAGAGACAGGAATATATCATATTGCAAATGATGGTGGTAAACTTATAACTACAGAAGGTGAGTATATTAATCTTGATGAATCTAAATACACATTAGCCTATAGATTCAAAGAACATCAAACAAGAAAGGCTGGGAGATATCTAGCTGAATTCAAAGTAGATTTCTTTGGTGACTATTGTGGTAAGATCACATTCCCAACAGATGATGAAATCAACATTATTATTGGAAGTTCCTCAACAAAAACTACTGTAGTCTAAAAACTTTACTCTTTATTTTATTTTCACTATATTTGTTTCATAACAAAAAATATGGTGGATACTAATAAGTTCATAGTAAAATGTAGAAGACCATCTTCTAGAGCTAAAAAATATGATCTTCATTTCGATTTCAATAAAGAAATGATAGATTGTATTAAATTGCTTGATTCTAAAAATCGTAGCTATAAGGATAGAGTTTGGTCTTTAAATGTAAAAGGTCTATTTGAATTAATTTCAATGTTTAGAGGATCGGATAAAGTTCATTTTGACTTTGGATCAGATGAAGAGAAAGAACGTATCAAAGATCAGTTTGATAAAGTAATTCAAGAGAAGAGAGAGACCGAAAGAAAAACAAGAGAGCTTATTAAGAACAAGAAGTTCTGGATGGAAATGAAATCCGAATATGAGGAGAACTTTGAAAAATATTCAGACAAAGCACATGCTGGTCTACTTGACCATATCAAACTATATCCACATCAAATTGTTGGAATTTTATTCCTAAAAGAAGTGAAAAATGCATTATTAGCATTAGATATGGGTACTGGTAAAAGCATTATTAGTATAGGTTATGTAGAATTAATGAAATACAAAAAAGTTTTAGTTATCACACCTAATTCTTTAAAATTCAATTACCATAATGAGGTTGTTAAATTTACCAATTCAAAATCATATATTGTTGGCTCTAATAAAAATCAATATAGTATTGAAGAATCTAAATATGTAATAGTGAATTATGACTACTTTAATTCATCTGATAAAAATCGTGCATTAAAAAAAATTGATGATTTAAAATTAGATGATATAGAAGGAGTAATATGTGACGAATGTCAAAAACTAAAAAATACTAAAAGTAATATTTATAAAAACTTTAATAAATTCATTGGTAAATTAAATATTAGTAAAGTTTTTATGAGTGGGACTCCAATGAATAGTAGAGTTTACGAATTATATACAATTTTAAATCAAATTAGTCCTATTGAATTCTCAACAAAAGAGCATTTTTTTACTCATTATTGTGGTATGAAATATAATTTAGATGGTTATGGTTGGGAAGTAGATAGTGCAATTAAATTCGATGAATTATATTCTAAAATATCACCATTTATGTATAGAAAAAGAAAAGAAGAGGTATTGGATGATTTACCAGATAAAAGTTATATTAATTTAGATGTTGAAATGACAAAAAAACAACAGAAAGAATATGATAATATTGTTAATTCAACTAAAATGGATTTTTTTGGTAATAAGCAAAATTTAAATCCTTTGGTAATATTAACCGAATTAAGAAAATATTTATCTGAAATAAAGAAAAATAGTATATATGATTTAATTAATATTATTATAGAAAATAATGATAAGGTTGTAATAATCGATGTTTATAAAAAACCATTAAATGAAATTCATGAAAAATATAAAAATATATCATTATTGCATACAGGTGATTATTCTACCGAATTAAGAGCAGATATGGTTAACAAGTTTCAAGAGAAAAGTAAAGATAAATTAATATTCTTAGGAACAGTATCAACAACTAATTATGGATTGACATTAACAGAATCAAATATTATGATTTTATTAACACTACCATATACAGTTGGTGAATATAATCAGGTTGTGGATAGAATATATAGAATTGGACAAAAAAATAATGTAATAATATATTGTCCAATAGTAAAGAGCAGTATTGATGAACATGTATTTGCAATGTTAATGTCTAAATTAGGTGAAACAACTAAGATATTAGATAATAGAGAAATTGAAATTAATTATCAACATGAAGATATTAATAGTATTATGAAAAAAATTGTATTAGATATTGAATAAATATAATGAATATATTGATAAAAAAAGTAAATTTGTTACTAGAGAAGATTGGTTAATAAAATACAATAAACCATTATATAATTTAATTACTAAAATATATAGTAATGATATACCATTTAAAGAGAAAGTATATCAATTTAGATTTAAATTAAAGAAAACTCCTATATGTAAACAAAAAAATTGTAATGAAAATGTTAAATTTTTGTCATATACTTCAGGATATAGAAATTATTGCTCAATAAAGTGTCACTCTAATTGTGATAAAATAAAATCAAATAGAAAAAAAACTAATCAAAAAAAATATGGATTTGACCATCCGATGAAATCTAAAAAAGTACAAGATAAATTAAAATTATTTTTTAATGAAAAATATGGTGTAGATAATCCATTTCAATCAGATAATATCAAATTAAAAATAAAAAAAACTAATGAAAAGAAATATGGATTTGACAATCCTAATAAGAACAAATTAATTAGAGGAAAAATAGAAAAGACTAATTTAATTAAATATGGACATAAAACCACTCTTTTAAATAATGTTGTAAATAATAAAATAAAAGAATCAAAGCTTAAAGCATATCTTTTAAAATGGTGTAAATTTTTAGGAATAACTATTGATAATATTACTGTTGATGGTGAAAATTTAATAATAAAGAATCTTTGTGAAATACATGGGGAATTTGTAATTGATAAGAAGATATTATACTCAAGAATATTTTATGATAATAAAAATTATCTTTGTACTGGATGTAATCCAGTTAATAAATTCAACTCGTTTGGTCAATTAGAAATGAGAGATTATATAATAGATTTAGGTTTCAATATTGAAGAAAATAATAGAAAGGTACTTAATGGTAAAGAAATTGATATATTAATTAAAGAAAAAAATATTGGTATTGAATATAATGGACTTTATCATCATTCAGATTTATTTAAACCTGATGATTATCATTTCACAAAAACTAATCTAGCTGTAGATAAGAATATTGATCTAATACACATATTTGAAGATGAATGGCAGAATAAAAAAGAAACTGTAAAGTCATTAATAAAAAGTAAATTAAATATATTTGATGTTAATATTAATGCAAATGAATGTAATATTCGAAAAGTAAATAATAATTTTAGCCTTGATTTTTTTAAAGAAAACAATTTAGAATTTTTAGAAAAACCAGAATTATTATTAGGTTTATATTATAATAGTGAATTAGTTTTAATGATGAATATGAAAAAGACTTCAAGTGAGAATGAATATGAATTAGATGGATTTTGTATTAAAAATAATTATAATATTATCGGTGGTGCTAGTAAGTTATTTAGATATTTCTTAAAATTTCATAAACCAAAAAAAATAATATCATATTTGAATAGAAGATATGATAATGGTAAGACTTTTGATATATTAGGGTTCACTAAGAAGAAAATAGTTAAACCTAACTATGAATATATTGTAAACAAAAAAAGAGAAAATAAATCTAAATTTTTAAATCATGATTATCCAAAAATATATGATTCAGGTAAAATAATGTATGTTTATGAATAAATTGTTTGAGAGTGAAACTAATCCATTGACTAGTATTTTATTGGCTGCAATGATGGAAGATGGTGAAAAACTTTTAGATGAAGAAAATATTATATATCTTTATCAGGAAATATATGAATACCTAACAATGAATATCACAAAAATAGATGATGTAGACTATCTTGATTTTGACATTGAAAGTGATAAGGAAATTGATTTCATTCAAATAAAAGCTAAAAATATAGTAACTGCACTATGGTTTTGTGGTATATTTCCTAATGATAATGAAGGGATATTAGATAAGGGAAAATATAGATACTTGGGCAAGGAATACTCGTTTAACAAAAGAACAAAAAAATTGAAAGTGAAAACTCTTTAATTAATTAATATGGATAACAAAAAAATAATTAATGAAATTAAGAATTTTCTTGATGGTGGCAATAATGATCTAAAATACTTGGTTCATGTTGAAACCGACAGAAAAAATAATAAAGCAACATGTTTTATTGAAGAACCAGACCAAGAACCTAAAACTATCGAGGTTAAGTATACACCATTCTTATATGTAAAGGATTTGAAAGCTCATAATCGTGCATTATATAATGGAGATAATGAGTATGCTAAGAGAATGATGCTAAAATACGGTATCTCAATGAAAAGGATGAAAACTGGTAAGCATCCAAGACTTGAAAATGGTTATCCATATAAAGTTACTAGTAATGAATCTTATGACTCAATAATTCAATACTTCAAAGAAGGTGGTATTGATATCTATGCAGTTGCTCGTGACATACAAGGTAATCCAATAAGAGATAAGAATGATAAATTAGTGTATTTGAATCGTGATCTATTCTTTAACGTTTCACCAGAAGAACAATTCTTTATTTCTACTGGTGCTAGATTATTTAAAGGAATTGAAGAGTATAGTGATTTAAATCGAATGACTTACGATATTGAGACTAGAGGTTTAAGACCTGAGATTGCTAGAATATTTGCCATTGGTATTAAAGATACTAAAGGACTTAACATCGTACTAGAAACAAAAAATCCTGATAGTGATGAGGAAGAACGTAAGTTAATTATTGACTTTTTTAATCTGATTGTTTTGAAGAGACCTGCCGTTATTGTAGGACATAACTCAGAAGAATTTGATTTTGTTTATATACTAAAAAGAGCAGAAATATTAGGTATTGACTTAAAAGAATTACAAACCACACTAAGTCCCACTAAAGTAATTCAAAAGAAAAGAGGTACTGTGAAATTTGGTAACAGTACTGAGAATTACAGAAAAACTATCATGTGGGGTGTGAACATTCTTGATACTTTACATGCAACTAAGAAAACTGCTGCAGTGAATACCGAAATTAAGAAAACAGGTCTAAAGTATATATGTAAGTTTGAGGGTATTGCTAAACCTAATCGTATGTATATCGATGGTAGTGATGGTGGTATCGGTAAAATGTGGGATGATAATAAACTTCATATCATTAACACTGCTGATAATGCATATAAGATAATACCTGATGAATTCCAAGGGGTTGGTGAGGATTTTCTTTTATTACAACAGAAGAAACAATCACTTACCGATGAAAAGTATAGGGCGTTTAGAAAGCATCTTTTAGATAACAATCCTGAATTTGTTAAATGGCTTAGAACTGAGACACCTAAATTATTGAAAAAAAATAATGAAGGTCAAGTAGTTTTCATTGATGGTAAGAATATTCTACGTCAATACTTATTAGATGACTTATGGGAAACAGAACAAGTTGATAATCTGTACAATCAATCTTCGTTCTTACTTGGTAAATTAGTACCAACTACTTATGGTCGTGTAGCCACTATGGGTAACGCTGCCATATGGAATCTTTTAATGACCACATGGAGCTACGAAAACGATTTGGCAATACCACATGCCGATGAGAGAGAACAGTTCTCAGGAGGGCTTACACGTTGTTATAAGAAGGGCTGGACTAAACGTGTTGCGAAGATTGACTTTGCATCGCTATATCCAATGCTTCAACTATGGCTTGACATCTTCCCAATGTTTGATGTTACAGGTGTAATTAAGAAAATGCTTATGTATATGACTACAACTCGTAACATATATAAGAAGCTTGCTAGTGGTAAACCATTGAAAGATGAAGAGGTTGAGTTATTGAAAGAAATTGATCACGATACATATGAGAAATTTACTTCGGGCATTGAGTTTACTAAAGCAGAACGTGCCATGTATAAAGTTAAGCAGTTACCAATTAAGATTCTGAATAACTCACTATTCGGTGCATTAGGGTCTGCATTCTCATTTAACTGGTCAGATAATATTTGTGCTGCTAGAATTACCTGTAGTGGTCGTCTGTCGTTAAGACAAGCAATTAGTTGGTTTAAGGACTTTGGCTTAGAGCCGTTGCTTGCAGTAACAGATGGTGTTAACTTTGGTATACCTGATACCACAACCATTAGAATTACAGAAGAGGGTGATATTATTTATGATCAACCAGAAGGTACTATTGAAGAAATCTGGACATATGCTGGCGAAGTAGGTCTAGGTGCTATCATTGAAAAATTCAATGACGAACAAATGAAGTCAGACTTCATGAGTGTAGATAATGATGGTGAATTTAAAGCATGTCTTAATTTATCACGTATTAACTATGCATTATTAACCGAAGATGATAAGATTAAATTGACTGGTAATACTATTAAAAGTAAAACTATGTCAGAATATATCGAAGACTTTGTGGATAATGGTATGCGTATGATTTTAGAAGGTCGTGGTGTTGATTTCGTCAACTACTACCATGATTATGCTGAGAAGATTTTCTATAAACAGATACCACTTAAGAAAATTGCTTCTAAGTCTAAGTTTAAAATGACTATCAAAGATTATTTAAATCGTGGTACTGATAAGAATGGTAGACAAAAGGCTAAACAAGCACATATGGAATTGGTTATTGCTGATCGTGAGAAAACAGCTAGAGAAGTCTTTAAAGAAAGATATAATGAAATCATTGACTACAATATTAACTTACTAAAAACCAAAGATAAGTCTAAAGAGGAAGGTGAGATTACTGATAATACTAAAAAGAAAATTGAAGATATTAAATCTAAGGAAGTAGATAATTTTTCTATTGAAGAAGTATTCGATTTAGCTGATGCATTCTTACCACCACCACCTGAATTAGACTCTATGGTTT